TGCATCACTAGCATCTTTAAAATCACTGCTGTCTTTAGTAAGGCTGATCTCTTCTGGTTGCCAAAAGAAACCACGTGCTGTTGCTTCAAAGTCTGCAATCTTCTTGTACTTAACTTCTTCAAATCGTTGGATGGTAACTGGTCCCGCTGGATCTAGAAACATCTTGCGATTTAAATAGTCTGTCTTTGTGTTTAAGTTATATTGCGCTTGACTCATAATTTACATGCCTCACAATCTTCTTCTAATAATTCTGCGTCGGCTCCGTTATATTTTAATTCTTCTGTTTCATCGACATCTTTACTTCCTACTTTATTAATAAGGCTGTAGTAAAATGTTTTGATACCCCATACGTGTGCTTGCATTAAATTTTTAGCAATTAATGTTGTAGGTACTTTCCTATCAGCAAAGTGCGCTGGATTATAGAAAGTATTTGTACTTATACTTTGATCCACATAAGCTGCTAACACTGCTGCTGTTTTTAAATACCCAGAACAGTCTGTCTGATCCCACATTAACTGATATTTATTTTTTAATCTGTTATATTCTGGAACTACCTGTATGAATGATCCTGCTTTGGATTCTTTAACAGTAATCAAGCTCATAGGCATTTCAATACCATTAGTTGAGTTAATAACAACACTAGAACTTTCAACAGGAGCAATAGCCATAAGTGTAGCATTTCTAACCCCATACTGTTTCATATCGGCACGTAGTGTTTCCCAATCAAGTTCCGGAGCAAAGTCTGCAAGTTCGTTAACACCGTTAGCACGTAATTCCCAGGGGAATGTACCTTGGCCGTAGCGTGTCTTTTCACTGTGTAAACATGCACCACGTTCTTTAGCAAGTTCAACCGTGGCTTCTGTTAGATAGTATGCTTGATGCTCCATCCAGCTTTTAACATCTTGTAGTGCATCACTTTCTCCATACCTTAATCCACGCTTGGCATGCCAGTAGGATAGATTAGTAACTCCAATACCCAGTGGTTGTATTTCATCGTTACTTAACTTGCTTTGAATACTCAAGAAGTCTTGATAATCAAGTATGTTACATAGACTACGCTGTAGTATACGGCAAGCACGGCGCATGTCTTCTGGATTGCGGAAAGCACCCCAGTTGATACTTCCTAAGGTACACAATGCTATACGACCTTCAATATCATCTAAACGTTTAAAAGATTTAGTAGGTAACAAGATTTCACAACATAGATTACTTTGATAGATAGTGTGATACTCGGGATCAAAAGGCCCTTGCTCCATTACGTTATCAATAAACACTAGATAGATACGTCCTGTATCTGTACGCTCTTTCAGTATGCCACTCTTAAATACTTCCTCAGCACTCATTGTTTTCTTACGTAAGTCTTTACGCTTTTCGTATTTTACATACAGCTCTTCAAACTGTGCTGTGTTCCTGTAGAATGCTTCGTACAGATCAGGTACTTCGTTAGGATCAAAGAACGTGATATTCTCTTTGTTTTTAAAACGGCGCCAAAAGAATGCTGAAAGTACAACACCATAGTCCATGTGACGCACACGTGTTTCTTCTGTGCCTTGATTGTTCTTTAATACGATCAAGTCATCAAACTGATGATGCCATATGGGATAGAACACAGTAGCTGATGCATTACGGATACCACCTTGGCTACAACTACGTAAATCGCCAAACCATTTCTTAAGGAAGGGGATCATGCCTGTGTGCATGATTTCCCCGCCTCGTATAGGACTCCCTAACGGGCGCAAACGACCTATCTCTAGACCAATACCAGCACGCTTGGCTGCATACTTGGCCATCATCTCACCTGAAGCGAAAATGCTGTCTAGGTCATCGTCACTACGGATAAGCACACAACTACTAAACTGTTTAGTAGGAGTGCCAAGGCCAGCCAATACAGGAGTAGCCAGTGTGAACAGACCATCGCTGGCGGCATTGTAATATTCTTTAATATATTTTAATCTACCGTCTGGTTCATTATGGAATACTGTTGCAGAAGCAATCATATAACGAACTTGTGGTGTTTCATAAATTTCTTTTGTCGCACGATTCTTAACAAGATACTTTTCAATCAACTGCTCAATAGCAGCATAACCATATTCTTCATCTTTCTCGTGATCGATAAACTCTTCCATCTTATTCCACTCATCTTCATCATACCATTCGAGTAGTTCAGAACTGTACAATCCCGTGGCTACATTTTTCTTAACGATCTCGTAGAGGTGGGGAGGTTCGTATTGACCATATACATCTTTACGTAGCATACTAAGTCTTTGCTTGCCTGCTACATATTGATAATTTGTGTGTCCAACTTCTGGATTGTGTTCAATGTCAATGAGGTCGACAATCGCCCGCAAGGTAATGCCATCTATCTCTTCAGTAGTGATGCCATCATAAAAACTTAATTGTGCTTTGATCTCAATCATCGACTGACTGACGTCAGCAATGCCTTTACAAACTTTGGCAACTTGAGCTTGCCATTTTTCAATCATGAGTGGTTCTTTTTCTCCACTTCTTTTGATCACCGTGATTGTCATTTATGCCTCTTTTATTTTTTTTCTACTTTAGAATGATATTTAGCATGTTGATTATTGACTCCATATTATGCTGATTTCGTCCAATTTTACTGAGTCTAACTCAACTACTTTATTGTATTCTAAATTTAATATGCTGTTATTATCCACTAATAAAATATAGTGTCTTTCTTGTTCTGTGTTATCTAACTCTAAGATTTTAAAATGAGAATCTTTAAAACGCTGAGTTAGACTTAAAGTATACAACATTCCTAGAGCAATAGCAAGATTATCTAACCGATTATCTAAAATTAAATGCCAAGGATCGGGCCAAATAGAAGGATCTTTTGGATTAAGATAAGGACTCACAAACGGAGCCTTGCTCCAAAATTCAGCAACGTCGTTGAATGGGGTATTGCTTTGTTCTAAACTATCTCTAAATTCACGCCACGCTGCTAATCTATTAGTGTCGTATAGATTAAACACCATAGGTCACATCAAATGAGATGGTACCTGCTGCTCCGGTGGCTATTGGATTCTTATACGATAGTACCACAGTGTCAATACCAGAGTCGGTATCGTTGTCACGAAGTTCTGCATTAAATTCAAATTTAGTCATAACTTGTCCTCCTGGGTCTATCGCTAAGGGTGTTGAATATTGGAATGAATCTGTAACTGCAATTTCTTGTAGTCCATCACCAATCGAAAGTGTTAAAGTTCCTACCCTAGACCAAACGTCTAGTGAAAGGAAATAGTTAATTTTAATATATCTGTTGAATGCTGAAAAAACTGCGAGAGGTCTAAAGCTGTCAGTTAATCTAACTAATGAATAATTTCTATCTAAGAAATGTGATTTTGAACCGCCTTCTACTTCAGTTACAGATGCTTTTGAAATCAATATATCTGTACCAGCAAACTGTTGACGATCACTAGAGCAATCAATTAATATGTTGCTAATATTTTCGCCAAAATATACCATCGGCTCTACTGGATTTGATGCTAGATTTGTACCATTACCAACTTTAACAAAACGAGATCTTTGTATTACAGTACCTTGTCCTGCTGTTGCTCTAAATGCTGGACCTGCAACCTCTTCAAATCTACAGTCGTTGATTCTCCAATAATTCTTTTGAGTCGTTACACCTTGGATATAGATACTAGTATCATTAATAAAGAATTCACAGTTGTTAAACTGTACATCTGTATCTGTTGCTATAGTCTGTACACATTTAACTCCAATAGCATTAGATTCAAATATACAATTATTAAATTTAATATCAGTGACCTTAATACCTTCTACATTGTTTTCCCAATATAGTGCTGCGGGTGATGATAATGTTGAGGTGTTACCTAAAACATAATCACCTTTAAATTTTACATTATCAAATACAGAATTGCCCACACCTGATAGTACAAGTTGACCTGTTTGGCGTTGTACAGTTAAATTAGAAATATGGATATTCTCGGGTCTATTGGTACTGTTAAAATCAATAATACTTTGACCACTTGATGTTGAGAATTGAACACTAAAATCGTTAAAGTTTAATATTGCACCTAATTGTGTTTCACCTCTCATGATTACACCGTCTGGTATAATGAGATCAGAAAGGAATAGATATTCACCATTAGGTATCATTAGTACTTTTTTGTAATTAGGATTAGCATTGTTGAATAATTGAGAAAACGCTGTGTTAAATGCTTCAGTGTTGTCTGTAGATCCATCAGCGACAGCACCAAAATCTGTTACAGATACATATTCATCTAACTTAGTCTGTAATGAGCGAGGTACACTTAATGTAATGCTAGGGTCAGTGGATGAAAATTGATAGCTGGCAGCGATATCTAATATGTTATCGTGTTCTGTAAGTATCTTGGTATTACCAACATACGGCGCACCTTCAGAAACACTACCGTTACCAATGAATAGCTCTTGTGTATCAACCGCCCAAGCAAACTCTGCTGAGCTTAGTTGTGGTACACCACTGTTTGAATTCTTCTGTCCACGTCTCACCTGTATCTTGGAAATTTGCACCACGGCCATAATATTAATCCTCTACGATACTGTATTTATCCGACCAAACTCGCTTTCCATCCACCAATTTCCACTTCCTACCTTTGCACTTATTGTCTGTTGGTTCAAATCTACGGTTTATATATGGCAGCAATTCTGGCATATCACTGCGTCTAATACGCCACCCTTTTGTTTGCTTTTGAAAAAGTCTACTATTTGGGTCGTTTAGCCCTGACGGCGTACTCTTGTCAACTCCGTGCTCTTCACACCATTTGCTTATGTTTTGTACGTACGTTTCTGTAGGATCATCTATACGGCTAACATACCACCCTTTAGTACGCTTTGCAGCCTGCCTTGCGTGTAACTCTTGCTGTGCTTCTTTAGTTAAAGAATTCCACCATTTGCGAGCACCTTCCATTTTATGATTCCTATAATCAATCTTATCATAAGGAATAAACTTACTTAGATCTCCACCACCACCGCCTTCAGCAAGATTGTAAGACAACGGATCAGAAAGGGCACCAGATTCTTGTATCCAATGTTGTTCACGTAGGTTTAATTCTTGTTCACTGGTACAAGTTTCAAGAACTTCTTTAACGAAGTTCTCTTGTCCGTATTTTTTGTATGCTTGTTTGAGGAGTTTACCAGATCCCATATAGTTAGGATCCTGCCCGTTTGTTTTGCCTATATACCAACGACCGTTGATAGTATTTGTTATCTTGTAAATGTACATATATCTATTTAGTTAGATATTTGTACGACTGGCATTTATCTACCTAGCTT